CCGGGTTGTTCCCCGTTTTAGATTGTGAAGTGCTTGCTTCTGTCAGCTTCCGGTTGACAGATTTGTTCTTATGAAGAATATATATATTGACTAGCTACTACAAGGGGCGAGCTCTTTGGCTCAATATTAAGATTAGTATTAATGTATTTATAAATAAACTTTATTTGTTACCTTATAAATAGGGCGTGTCACAGTCGGTAACTAACTGTGCCGTCTCGTTAATGGGCCTACTTGCAGTAGTAGTTATGTGGAAGATTGCGTGTGCTTATTTATTCTTGATTTTTAGTTGCTTCAATTTATTCTCCAATTCTTTGATATCCTTTTCATTGTGAATGTCATTCTCTTCTAAATATTCATTGATGATTTTATTTTCTTTTTCTTCTTCTTGATCATCTTCTTCTATTTCCATTTTTATCTTCTTATTATCACTGGGTTCAGGTTTTAATAGTCGTAATTTCCTCCTCAAATTTGGTATTATCGCTATTGGGGTTCTTTCAACTAATGAATCATCTGCTAACACATAATGTGTTTCTATGGCTGTAGTTTGATAATTTCCTCTATAAATGGTAAATGATTTTACTGGTTTTGAAAATGTTACCAAGCTTCTTAGTGGGTCTGTATAATCTATTGCTCTAGTTGAGAATTTGACCATTGCAGATATTTGACCCCATTCTACTCTGACGGTTGGATGAAATTCTTCAATTGCATCTGCAGTGTTGAGTGTGAATATGAGGTGTCGGGAATTAGGATCATCTCGGGGATGGCAATCTATCATAAATGCTTGATTCTTTGCTAATGAAGTGACAAACATGTTAGATACTACCTCTTCGTCACCGATGCCTGTGTTTAGTCTAACATTTGCCACTACTGGTGAATTCATAGTATCTAATGCTGTGTTTCCGAAATACCATAAGGGCTGTGCTAATCTCATGGGAACTTGTGTGTCATTGTATGTAAAAGCTAGATCTCCATTGTCATCTTTATCTATTTGTATTATAGCCCCTACGGATGGATAGTCTTGCACTGAACATGATATTGCTGCCATATTATCATCATCTCTACCCAAAATATCATTGGTTGTAGTGATTCCTGAATTGAAAAATGCATGTGATAATCCTATTGGATTTTTGAAAGTATAAGCATAATCTATATAGAAGTATCCTGGTATGATTTTATCTCCTTGTCCATTTACACATGCAACTGATATGGCCATAAACACAAAGGGATTGGATTCTTGATCAAATTTACCTGCACATCTAAATAAATTGAATTGTAGGTTGGATTTCATTGTGACTGTGCTGGTAAAGGTTTTGTAACATTGTGTCATCATACCACCCGGTGAAGTTCTGAGTGTTTGTTGAAAATTATTCATCGAGGGTAGTGTATGCCACAATGTTCCTGCTATAACATTGCCTTGCTGTGTGACTGCGCATTGAGGTACATATGTCACACGGAATAAAAGTGGCCTATAATTTTGATATCCTGCTGCTAATGCTGCCACTCTGGTTCCAATCCAGTAACATGGATTTGATGGAATCACTGTAATGACTGGTGTTTCCTCATTTGTATTCAAATTGTCTGGTATTGCATACACCAAGTCTCTACCTTTAACTGTCATAGAATTACCATCTTGAGATGTTATATTGAATATTCTCTTAAAAGATTTGGTTCTTGCTGCAGGTAATCTGCTTGCATTTATTTTTCTTCTTAATCGATTAATTCTAATTTTTGTTCTTTTATTAATTTGCTTCTTCACACGCGCAACCTTCTTTCGAATTTTGCGTGTTAATTTAGTCTTCTTGGAAGTATTCATAAGTGATAGTCTCTAAAAATTTTATTTTGCCCAGCAATCCTAATTTAGATTTTAATTCTTCAGTATCGAATTCTGCATTAATTTGGTCATTAATGTACTTTAGTTCTAACAATGTGTTCTGTTCTGTTCTTTGATTATATCTGGCTTGCATATTGTCCCAATAATTGTTAAACACTAGATCTTCAGAAGATTCTCTATTTATTACATCATATAAGTCTGCTAACTTAATATTAATTTCATCTCCGAATCCAAAGTCATAACTCTCCTCTCTTTTCTTCGCTTTTAATAATTTGTCATACACTGATGGTAGTGCTTTTCTATATGTTGGTGTGTTTCTATACATATTGTGTATGTTGTATGCCTCATGAATATGTGCTAATCTCATTATATCAAATATTTCAATTCCTTTGTAGGAGGATTCATATGCCATTGCTTGTGACAGGTGATATAAAACACGCATATGTGGTGAATAGTTCTTAGTTTTGACGGCATACATACTAAGATTAAATAATTTAGCTGGATTTCTTGTTAATGTTATGTCATCAGAGTTTGGATTAATGTACCATGCTCTCAGACTGCAAAATTTTAATGAATCTGGACCACCTATGTCAAGGAATTTGCATATTTGTCCTAATGCATACTGACGTGTATCTAAGATCTCATATTTTGAATCTGGTTTTGGTAAGAAATATTTATTGTAAATACTTTTGATCAATTCGTCTGAGACATATTGTTGGTATAATACAGAGAAATCATCACCCTTTGAGAAGCAAACATAATCTATGCCATAGCGAAGGCCTTCAGCGTCATTAGCGAATCGGTTATACATGGCCATTCGAATGGTGTTTGCTAATGTAGTGTCAGCATCTCCTGAAAATACTGTTCCTAAGACTTTATATGTTAGATAAGTTATCTTTTTGTTTTCTGAGGTGTATTTTACATTCATTGTCTTGTAATATTTTTGACTCTGGTGGAAGAACTCAGCTTTAGGTACATGATACACTTTGTCCATAACTCTGGTATATAAATATCGGTCAACTGCTTTTAGTGTTACATCTTGAGAATTGTCAAATGCAGATCCATCCCCTTCAACAACCTTGGTAAATCCTTCCTTATAATAGGCATTAATATCTTGGGCCATCTGTGTCAAGTTCTTTCCTCCGCAATATCCTTTCAAGTGTTTTGCACATATCTCCTCCAATTGCCAGGTGATTGGGCCCATGACATATTTGGTACGTTGTGGAATTGAACAAACCATCCTTGGTTTTCCATCAGTTGGTTGAAGTTCAGCTTTGACTATTGCTTCATAATCTTCTGTCAATAATTTTTCTTTTTCTTTTTCAGTAAAAGTGGCTTCAAACATTGGCTTATCTCTGAAATACATTCGTATTGGATCAATGGCTTTTTGTTTTGATGCTGGTAAATGTGAGTACCATTGTGCTTCATTATATCCAAAGGCATTGAGATATTCACCTATATCCTCTTCTATTTTCTGTTTGGCATATTCAACAAATGCATGTGATATATTTGATGTAGGAGTTGGGGCTGTTTTAATTTGTCTCTTAGCTGCTGCAAACAATGTTTGTTTATTTTTGCCATACATCATGACTTCTGGTACCAATGGGTCCTCAGATGGATTGAGGATTTTTTCAAACCCAACTTTCCTTTGTGAATTGTCTTCTATTTGAGATACTGATATATCGTTTATGGTGTGAAGCCATTTGGCTAATCTAGGTTTTAATTGAGATGAAAAATTATAAACTTCAGGATGTGTTGTTTCAGATAGACTTTTCAATTGTTGATCTTTTATGTTAATTAATAATCGTGGAAAACCATAGTTGGCTGTTTTTATGTAATAGTTGTCATCTTTTCTAAGCATACCCTGTTTGACCAGTTCATCTAGGATGGGTATATCAGTTTTGTCCAGGGATGCGATAGGGATTGAGTGAAGGTGAGGATGCATGTTAATTTTGAATGATTTATCATCATATACACAACATGTATTATTTGGTTTTGCATGCTTTTCAATGTTGTCAGATAAATAAGTAAATTCGTACTTGGCTGGTGTGTATTTGAGTTGTTGTATTTTAAGCTGTTGATTTGTATTTACGCGGTCAGCTTCCGCGTTAATAAGGGACTTTTGGCCCCCGCTTATGCGGGGGAGGATGCTGGGCGCGCCCGAAAATCCTGCGGTGATGATTGCAATTTCACATCAACTTCTTTATCGCGCCACAATGCCGTTAGCCATCTCCATATCTTCTCAAAAATGTTGTAATTTGGCTCTTTGTACTCTTCTATTTTATACTCGCCATTTCTAAATGCTTGCATATTTCTGATTAAAGATGATTGCATTAATGCACCTAATCTTTTCTCTGCAGTGAAAGTTCGCATTAGTATATCTGCTAATAAAGGAATGACTTGATTTGGAATGTCTAAATCTGGTGCATTTGAATTTATATATTTGATAAGAGATTTCATAGTTACAGTGTCAAGTTCTGGTTCTGACATTATTCTAGCTGTTAATTTATTAATCAATTGAGGATTTACTACCTTGGGAACTGAATATATAAAGTCGGTAATATCATCGATTTGCTCCCTGATAGTGTATATCGTATGTCTTCCAAAGGCATCTGTTTCTTCTGATTTCACTGTTTTAGTAAAGTAATAGTTTCCATCTTTGAGAAATAGAGGTTTTTCGAAATACTGTTCAGCTAGATACTTCCTGGCTTCTTCAGGTTTCATATCTTTTTGATTAATTTTCTGGATCTTTGTTTTACGAATAGTTATATTGTCAGGGTTCACAATTCTCGCTTGTATTTGGGCCAATTTAACAGGATCATTAGTTAATGGAACTTGATTTTGATTCAAGGCATTAAATTTGGCATTTAATGCAATGACATTATAGGCCATCACTGGCTTTTCCCGTGGAACTGGTTGTTGTTGGCCTTCATTTACTTGTAAATTAGCACGCATTATTTCATTTCTCCTATTATTATGTTGTATATTCTGTCGTCGCTCTCTTAATCTCTCATTTGCATAATTGTATTGTGAGACGTAAGTTGCATTAATTTGATCAGAAATCAAGTCGACTGCAGATGGATTTGATATCTTGTGAATCTGGTATCTGACGTAATACGTTGCTCCGCAATCTACTCTTTCAACTGGTACGCATCGTAATATGAACGGATAAGGCACTGACGGTCGTATAACTTCCGCACTCAAATCAGCGTGCAAGAAACTCATATATTCTATTGAATGTTCGTATTGGAATGCGTTTCCCTTCATTTTCATAAGCATTCTGCATTGTGGTAATGTGTATTCTTCCCTTTCCTGAACTGATATTGGTACAATACGAACTTTGCCCTCCTCCTTGTAAATATAATTTTTATTTAGATCTTTTTCAGATTTATCAATAAATTCATATTTAATAAGATGCTCATCAGTGTCTAGATATTTTGGTACATGGGCTGTTCCCACTATTACTACTCCATCTTCCATGTTATTTGTTATAAGGTATAAATCATCTTTTGTTAGGTAATAAATAATATCTGTGAGATTTATTAGTGCGGATCGTGGTATATGCCCATTCTGGGATGCTTGTTGGAGGGTTTCATCATAATGATCCATTGTAAATTGGTCTTCTCTGTTATCTATTATTTCCATAGCTTCTTTGTAGAAAGTGGTATATTCAGTATCTATTTCATCAATTCTGTCTTCATCATATTGTGCTCTTTTATTCTTTTGTCTTATTATTTCATTTTTCCTGCAATCATCATAATATTTGGAGACATTGTATTTTGCATCTTCTATTTCTTCTTTAGTTAATTTATTTCTAATATCATATTCATATTGTCTAATGGCCATTTTTGTATTGCTAACACGCTCTGCATCATCTGCTGCTAATTGTGGAGTTAACAATATTGGATTTAATCCTGCTTTCAAAATTCTGGTTGCATTGATATCAATTATTCGCCTATTTGTAACAATTGTCCCTTCTCTAGGTTTAACAAAGAATTTAATATGCTCTATTATATTCCTATTTTCAAAAACGGATCGAACATAGTGACTTATATGATGTGGATTTGTTTCAACAGGTAAAGTTTTAAGTTTTGCTGCATTGAACTTTTGTATTGCGTTATATTCTTCTAATGGTCTAAAATCAACGTGCATTAAACTGTTTAGTAATTTAGCATTACTGGGCGTTTCAGGTTTGGGGTATTTATAATAATTATAATAACTATCATAGTTATTCTTCATAAAAACAAATCTGTCCATTTCTTTATACACGCTGGCAGAAGACGTGTCATCTAAACGCTCCTTATTATCGGATCGTTTAGGCTTAGGAAAGCGTTTGTT